TATCCAAGAAAAAACCCAGAAACCCAAAGGTAAAGGTCAAGAAGGTTAATCCAGAGACCAATGTTGAGGAGGAGGTTGAAGTAGATGAAGATGACATTGACCTTGGTGTCTATAAGTTTGCTGTGCCAGAGAAACTGATAGAGAAAGCATTATGTAAAGGTCTCCCAGATAAATACTTTCACGATTACGCATATTGGCTCAAATATACCACAGCAATGAAAACACTTGATATGAAAGACCTTTGGGATAAATACAACAAGATACGATGTAAGAAAGACAAAAACAAGGGCAACCTTGCTAATAACTGGGACGGAATTGCTGATTACAATAAACTTGATATGCTTACCCATTGCCTCAAACAGAGTACAGTAAAAGATGCAATCAATATCCTTGGCTATTTCAAATATAAGCCAACTGAATGCCACAACGAAATCCCAACTGATTTCATCAATCGAGAAAAACTTGGGTACGATGCTATCAATGAGTTTAAGACAGATAGCAACAAAGTCCTTATTTTTCGTAGCGATACTGGTACTGGTAAGACAACCACTATGAAACATCATCTCGAAAAAACTGGAAATCGGTTTCTATCCATTGTCTCACGCATTTCACTTGGAGAAGAACAAACCGCTGTATTTAGAAATCATGGGATTGAATGTCAATACCACGAAGAAATAACAGAAGAGATTGAAAAAGAGAATGCTTTGGGTGATGTTTTTTATCAATCGTTTGATAATTATGAAGGTAAAAATATTGTCATTACTATCGATAGTCTTACAAAACTTGATGGTTGGATTGACTTTTATGGATACACTATCTATCTGGATGAATACAACTCACTCATCGAGCATCTTATTACCAGTCCAACTTGCTCCAAAAAGAGAGCACCTATCTTTCATATCCTACGCAAAATCATCAAAGAGGCTGACCTTGTGATTGCCACAGACGCTGATATCAGTGATAATTGCCTACAAATATTCAAACAGATTGGGATTGGATACCGCTTCATTGACAACCAATATAAACACAATAACAATGTCAAAGCAACTGAAATCAGCGATTTTGACAAGTTTATGAAGAAACTTATGGCAGAACCAAAGTTTATCCTATGTGCTGATAGTAAATCAATTGTTGATATTATGGGACATAAAACCTTTAAGGAGACTGGACAAAATGTCAAGGTGATTACAAGTGAAACATCTGGCAGAGTTGATTTAGATGCTCATGATAGGGTCTTATATTCACCCAAGATTGTCTATGGTCTTGATAGTGTAATGGAGCGTCCAGTCTTTGCTTATTTTTGCCAACACACCATCACCCCAGTGGCAATGGTACAACAAATCTGTCGATGCCGTAATATTACAAACATCACATTTATGTTTGAAGGCAATGGTTGTCTGCCATATATGTATCACGATATAGATGAAATCAAGGAGGAGGTCAAAACAATGGAGAAATTGGCTGATGCCCAATACGGTATGGTACAAGGTCTCAAAGAAGATTACCTTGACCTCTATGCTCGATTTGAGTATAACTATGATTGCTATAATACTAACAAAAAGGCACACTTTATCCAGATACTTAAAAATCGTGGTGTCAAAATCAACTTAACAATGGAGGGTGGTGAGACTGACCCCAAGGCACTTGCTGAAATAAAGAAAGATGTCAAAGAGGCTAAATTAAAAGATATGGTCAAATGGTGTGAAAAGTTTGATGAAATGGTTATTCAACGATACATTGAGAAAGCAAATGCTAAAATAGATAAGGAGTATGAAGAAGATGATGATGATTACAAAGACGAGGAGGAGAAAAAACAGTGGTACGATATGCTCTATAAAGAGGTTGAAACTCGTGCTAATAACCACGACGATTGGCACGAAGACGCCAAACAGCATTTCCCAGAGTGGGTATGGCGTAAGAATGAAATACTACAAATCCCATATAGATACCTCTATGAATATTTTGACCTATTCACCAAACCAGCCAAAATGGAGGAGCACCTCATGGCATCCAACTTCTTTTTTAAGACTGACTTTGACTTAATGGAGGAGATGGCACAGAGCAAGGATTATGGTGTAAAGAAGTTGAAATCCAATCGTGGCAAACTCATCCTTATGAGAAAGTATATGAATATGACTACAAACGAAAATCAGTCAAAGTTTGTACTGCCTAATGAGGTTGATATTAAACCATTGACCCAAGAGCAAAATGAAAAGTATTTGACTGAATACAACCTTATCTATCGGTCTCGTCGTAAGAAACCAGAAGACTTGACTGATAAACACCAAGCATACCTTCACTATGTAAATCACTACAAGAGATTTGTAGAAATTGAGAAAAAATCAACGAGTAAGGATGGCAAAAAACATGTCATCTTCTCACTCAAAAAAGATGCGGTGGATTACCACCTTGATATTATGGAGCATCGAAAGTCAGTTGAGGAGGACATAAGAACGACCATCAAGGGTCTATAATCACTTATCACTCCATTTGCCAGTTTGAAGAATACGCTCCGCTTTCTCTTGGGTCAATAAACCAGCCTTTGCCTTCGATACCCTTACTTTCTTTTTTTTAGCCACTTCTTTTCGGTAATCCTCAAATATAGACTTGGGTTTATATTTGGTCTCCTTCGTAGTTTGTACCTTGTGCTGTAATTCACCCTCCTTTGCAGATTTCACAACTTTCTCTTTGCCAGTCATAATCTTTTATATTTTAGGATATATTATTTTTTTATATGATAAAATATAAAAGTTATGAGTTTAGTTGTTTGTGCCAATGATAGTGATAAATCTTTAAACAGAACCAGCAATTTCAATTCAGCATTTAGCTGGATTAACTCTTTGAAACAAACCATGCGTCTGCCTCCCAAGAGTGAGGTTGCCGTACAATCTGTTAAGGTCAATAAGAGTAGTGATATAACTATTCAAAAATCATCCATATGGTTTCAATATTGGGGCAAAGACCAATTGACCCTTGATACATCAACCGATAACTCTTTACAAGAACCTATCCTATGTCGTCCTAAACTCGATGGTGCTGATGAGAGCAATTTAGTTTCTGTTAATGAACTCGCCAATAAGGTTGCCAAAGGTATGAATGAAGGTATGCCTCATCCAGATGCTTATGGTCTTCAATTATGCTCGGCAATCCATGATGGCACCCAAGACCCACCTTTTCAAGGATACAAGATGACCAGTGTTTATCAAGGCGACCAATCTGGTACCAATATTGTAGCAGATGCTACCTTTAATAATCACACAACTGGATTGGTAGGAACTGGTTGGACATCTCCTTTTGATTATGATGCGTCAGTCCTTACATATACACCAGAGACTGGTGGAACATCACCTATTATTACTGGTGGAACTCCCACAACAAGGGAGTGGTCTGTCAGTAGTCTTACAAATAAAAGGGCACCCATATCCAGAAATCGTGGAATTATGATTGTTGATTTACTTGGATTAGGAACGACCACAGATAGAAGAACGACGAGATATGATAGTCGATGGCAAGTCGGTTTTGTCCGTGGTCTAAACAATTCATTAGTATCATTTGGTATGCCAAACTATTACCATGCTGAAAATACAACTGGCTTTGTTGATGGTAGTAATTTAGGTGAGGCTTCACGCTATCCAGCTTTTGATGGAAACTTCTATGATGTAGTTGTATCTTGCGACCCAGCAACTGTCGCTGGTAATAATCGATTAAAGATACATATGTCTGTCCCAGATGATGAAGGCGGTATCTGTATGGAGGAAGTCCAATACTATGGTGCTTGGAATGCTGTGGCTGGTGCCAATGGTGCGAATAGATATAATATGAGCACAAATACAGCACAGATTAGCAAATTAAAGTTTGAGTTTTTCAATGAGCAAGTTGTCATTTCTGTGGGCTCTGGGGCTGATGGAAATACTTTCACTGTTATATCTGGTTATGATGCTCATTTTGGAAATAATGGAGCGACAAATGAGAATTGTCCCAAAGCACTCAATCAATCTCAATGGAACCTTTATCCCAAGGTATGTGTCCTTGGAGGTAATGGAAAATCATTGTCCATTGAACATTATAGTGGAGTAATCCCATCTACAACTGGATACACATTTGATTACGCTGAACCTAAAAATGATTGGTGTTGTCGCATGTATAATAGCAATAGTGATTTAGCAAGGCAAGTTGATATGAGACCAGAAAATAGATTATCAGCCACAAACACCTATGTACCAGTTGGTGTCGATGTCGGTGGTGATTTTGATTTTAGAAGCAATGTGATACAATTTATCATCGCACCAGCACCCAGAAACTATACTGGAACCGACCAAGCAAATATGCAATCATTACTTGGATTTAGAAATAGAGCAGTGCTCAATCCAAGTAATGGTGGAACCCAATTACTCAATTTAAGAGAATACGAATACGATAGCGACCAAAGACCAGTATTTAGTGCGTCGGCAAAATCTCTGTTTGTAAGGCTTGACAACTTCACACAAAGCTCTCTCAACGCTGGTGTTGGGCGACCGAGTAAAATACTCTATCACATGCCACGCTTTGATACATCCAATCGTGATTTAGGTGCTGGATTATATTATGAACCGCAAGAGAGAGCTTATGTACCACTTAACAACAGTGATGATTTACTTGTTAATCAACTTAATCTATCGATATGTGATGAAAGTGAGCAATTGGCTACCGACTTGATTGGACGCTCAATTGTTGTGCTTCATTTTAGAGTTGGAAAATAAGTCCAGATTGCCAGTCATATTATAGAGAATTGATGTCAATGTGGATTTTTCGGTAAAATAAAATATAATTAGAATATATAATGATTGATTTAAGATGCGGAAATAACATAGAGTTAATAAAGGATGTTGAGGATAAATCAATCGATTGTGTGATAACATCTCCACCTTATTTCAATACTGGTAAAAAATATCAAAGGGGGAAGGGATATCATTATACAAGTGATTTTGCAGAGCCATTGTATAACATCATAGATATAATGGAAGCTATAAAACCAAAGCTAAAAGAGAAGGGTGTGATATGTCTTAATTTAGGTTTTTCTTACGCAGAGACTGGCGTAATGAGACCTTTTGATATTGCCAATCGTTTGAGAGAGAAATATGGATTTTTTATAGTTGATGTGATAATATGGGTTAAAAAGAACCCTATACCATTGAGGAACCGATTAACAAACGCTTTTGAGTATGTATTTATATTGAGTAATTCACCACATATAGACTATAAAAATGATGTACATAAACTTAACATAATTCATGAAAGTGTGTCATCATACAAAGGGCATAATGCAATTATGCCAGAAAAGGTTTGCCAACACTTACTCGATACATTTACCAGAGAAGGTGAGATGGTTTTAGACCCTTATATGGGAAGTGGAACAACAGCTGTATGTTGTAAAAACTCCAATAGGGATTGTATTGGATTTGAGATAAATGAGGAATATGTCAAGTTATCCAAAGAGAGATTGGAATAATTCATCTTTTTTTTACCTTATTTTTAGAAAATTATAGAAATAGAAGAAAATATTTCTATAAGTATAAAGACAAAATGGATTGTTTGCCAGAAGTTATCATGCCAGAGCCAAATATCGAAATGACCGCACCTACGGAGGAAGATGAAGACGCACACAAAAGTGATATCAATGCTAATGGAACCAAAGCAGAGCGTGAGGCAGAGGAAGATGAAGAGGAAGAGCCGAAACAACCCAAACGATTATTGGAACAAGGCGATATATTTAGTGATACTCCCAAGGTCAAAAAAGTCAATGAAAAGAAAACAAAGAAGAAGCGTGTTTTGAGTGAAGAGCATAAAGCAAAACTCGCTCTCGCTCGACAGAAAGCATTGGAGGTACGGAGGGCAAATAGTAAGCAAAAGAAAGAAATGAAAGAATTAACTAAATTAAAGAAGCAACAAGAATTGGAAAGATTGCGTGAAGAAACTGGTACAAAGAAGACTACACCAAAGAAAGTTGTTGATACTCCAATTGTCGTTGAGCCCTCACCTCCATCCATGGTTGAACAACCAAAACCACAACCAGTGAGCATACCAAAGCAACCATCTCAAAAAATAGGATACAGTCAAGAAGATTTAGAAAAAGCAACATTAAATGCTATAATGGGATATGAGAAAATAAGAAAGAAACGGAAAGAAGTAAAGAAAGAAGAACAGAAAGCACAGATGGAACAAGAGGCTTTGAAAAAACAATTGCGTGAAATTACCACAAAACAGAAACCAACTTATGAAACAAACCCATGGAGCGATTTTTTCTAATCTATCAGTAAGTATAGGAAAAGTCCAGATTGACACAAATACTATATAATAGAGGTGGCAATGAGGACTTACCTTACACTCACACATAGAGAATAACCAATTACCCAATCGTTTTTAATGGATATTTTTTGTCATTTATATATTATATCTCTATATTATATAATGAATAAAGCACCACCCAAGGTAAGAAAGGTCATTGATTTAGAAGATAAATCCAAGTATCCACCAGTACATCCGCATCTCCCCCAGCCACCGTTTAATCTATTGGTGGCTGGGTCGGTTAAGCAAGGTAAGACAAATCTACTCGTTAATCTTTTAAGAAATGAAGAGATGTATGGTGATACCTATTTTGACCAAGTGAAGATATTTAGTAATAGTATTCATAATGACCCCAAAGGCAAATATCTAAAAGATGCCTTTGAGGTAGAAGATGGGTACAAGGATATATATATCGATAAGTTTATCGAACACCAGAAATCACACGAGAGAGAAGACATGGAAACTGCACTTTTGGTTTTTGATGATATCATTGGTAAAGACTTCAAGAGGGCATCATCGATTGCCTTTCTGTCCAGCCGCTTTAGGCACATAGAGACTTCTATCATGATTTTGACACAAGCATTCAAAAATGTGAGTAATATCATCCGCTCCAATATAACGAATGTCATTATTTTTAAACAGCAATCATCCAAACAAATTGAAGCGATAAAAGAGGAGTACGAAGAGTTTGCTGGTGATAAGTTTATGGACTACTACAATTATGCTATCAATGATGAACCCTATTCATTTTTATATATAGATGCTCAAACCAACCCAGCAACTTTTTATTTACGATTTGAGAAGGTTATAGGTAGAGGAGACAAAAGTGAGATACCCAAACAACCGATTGGAAAAGACCAACCCCAACCATTTGAAAAAAAATGAATAGTTTATGTATAAGATAAATATATCTCTAATAATATAAAATGAGTTTATATGGGATGGATGCGAATATCAACCAAACCGATGGTCTGCAACAAGCATTCGCCAATCGTGTTGCCAGTATTAGCGACCGCAACCAAGATATTTTAAGTAAATGGCAAGAGGGTCAAAAAACTAAAATAGAAGAGGATACAGTGAAACAATATGGAGACCAAGCAATTGGTGTAGGTGAAACAGTAGAGCAATTGGCTGGTGCTGGGGCAACTGCTAAAAATTACCTTGCCAATAAAAAACAAATGGTTGAAGATAAGATTGAACAAGGTAATCGTAGAAGACGCAATCGAAAGCGTAGAATAAGAAGACAAGCTGGTGAGGATGGTGTATCTACTGACGAAGATGAAGGTGAAATTGAGAGAGATAGTGGTGGTAATGAAATACAAAAGCCTCGTGTAAATAAACCAGTTAATAGTAGAACTGATGACCCAGAGGCAGATGGTGAAGCACAACACAATACTGGTGGAGCACCAGAAAGTCCAGAGGAAATATCAACGGATACACATGAAGGTGAAATCAGTGGAGGTCGAGATGACGAACCAGAAGCAGTACAAAGTGAAGCACCTACTGATAATGGTGAAACATCAGCACCCACAGAAGAACCAGCACCAGCACCACAAACTAACTTGCCATCCCCAACACCAGAACCCACAGAAGAACCAGATTTGGGAAGTCAAGGAGATGATGCTCAACCAGTATCAGCACCAGCACCAGTGGAAGACCCAGAAGATGAGGGAATATTTACCCCAGAAAATATAGCAAGAGTAAATGAAGAAGGCTCTGGTGAAAACTGGGGAGCTAATTTATACGGCTCCACACGAGAAGAATTAACTTACACCAGAAATCCAGAAATAGAGGCTGGACTTGTTAGAGCGAGGAACCGACTTGATTTTTTAAATAGTATAACAGAAGACCCTATTGATGTCCATGTAGCAGAACAAACCAGTGAAGGTATTACATCCAAATTGGGTCGTCTTGGGTCTTCTGCCAGAGATGCTGTGAGTAGTGCTGTGAGTAGAGCACGAACTGGATTTGACCCAGTGGCATCCTTGGAACAACAACGAGCCAATTTAGTATCATCACAATCCGCTCGTGCGGAAGAATTAACACAGAGAATAAGTATGGGAGATATTAGCGTACCAACTGAAACTGGTGATGCTGTGGCAAGTGCTACTGAAACCGCTGGGGATGCTGTGGCAAGTGCTACTGAAACTGGTAGCAGTCTATTAGATAGGGGGTCAGCATTTGTTGGTCGAGTAGGTCGTGGTATATCATCAGCAACAGATACAGTTGGACAAGTAGCCAGTCAATTAGGTGAAGGTGATATTCAAGGAGCAACACAAACAACCGCTGGGGCACTTGGTGATGTAGCAGAGGCTGGGGAAGAAGCTGGTGGCATTGGTGGTAAAGTAGCACAAGGTGCCACAAAATTAGCTGGTGGTGTATTAAAATATGGAGGTGCTGTTGCTGGTGCAGCAAGTTTCGGTGAAGGTCTTTATGGTGAGATTGAAGCTGGTGGAAAAGAGGGGGATGATACAACGCAACGAGTAGCAAACTGGGCGAGTACAATATCCAGTGGATTAGAAACAGTTGGAGCTGGTTTAGATTTATCTGGTGTGGGTGTAGAGGCTGGTGTAGCACTGAATATTGCTGGTGCCGTCGTTGGTGCTGGGGCAACAATTGTGGATGATATCGATAAATGGTTTCAAGATAAAAAACAAAAAGAAGATGACCAAAACAAATTGAAAACACAAAGAGCCCAAGGATTAGAAGGTGTCCAAGGCAATCCAACCTACCAGAATGTTGGAGGCTCTGGTGAGGTTGCTGGTGTATCTCAATCTGCTGTGAGAGTTTCATGATTTTGCGTTTTCTAATTAAAAAATAAATTATGTTATATAATATAAAAGAAATGGCAGAAGATTTAATGGATACTATAAAGAAAGCAAGACCTAACGCAAAGGACAATACTATCAAAAAATATAGTGCGGACTTAAAGAAATTACAGAAGATGTTTGATACAGACACTTGGACATTTCTGGATAAACCAGAGGATGTTAAGGAGAAACTGGCTGATAAACATTTTACAACTCAACGCAACTACTTTAATGCTGTAATCATACTACTAATGGCACTCGATAAAAAGAAAAAACTTATTGAAGAATATACTGATATTCGTGATAGCCTCAATAAGAAATATGAGGATGACAATGCAACTGGTGTAATTAGCGAAAAACAGAAGGCTAATTTTGTCAAGTTAGAAGAGGTACAAAAAATGATAAATGAGATGGAGGGAGAAATCAAGTCCAAGAAATTAAGACAAAAGGATAGTCTCTCACCCAAAGAGAAAAACCTTATCCAAACCTATATCCTATTTAGTATCTATACAAGATTACCTATGAGAAACGATGTTGCTGGTATGGAGATAATAACCAAACGAGCATATAATAAATTAAGTGATGATGATAAGGCAAAAACTAATTATCTTCGCCTCGATAAAGGAGCGTTGAAGTTTATTCTCAATGATTACAAAACATCGAAGAAATACAAGGAGAAAGTATTGGACATCCCCAAGGATTTAGAGAAACTACTACGCTTCTATATGCGTGTCAATAAATTAGAAGCTGGTGATGTTTTATTCACAAGTGGTACTGGCAAACCATTAACACGCAATGCACTATCCCAGTTATTCATTAAGACATCCAAGAAATACATGAATAAATCAATATCAACCACAATGCTTCGAAAGATTGTATTGAGTGATAAGTTTGGAGGTCTCAAAGAAGAGATGGAGAAAATGGCAGACATCGCTGGACACTCAACAGATGTGATGAGCGATGTTTATATCAAAAAGAAGTCATAAAATTAAGTCCAGATTGCCAATCATATTATAGAGAATTGATGCCAATGTGGATTTTTTAATTTAAGACGAGATTATCCAATGGTTTAATATATTCTATATTAACATTACATAAATCACTTTCTTCAATTGTGCCTCTGTCTCGACGACCACCCCAAGCACTGAACCATTCGGCTTCATTATATTCCCAGTAATATAGTCCATCATCACAATGCCAAATGAAAAATACCCTTTTACCTTCATTAATATATTTTTTTGCTTCATCTACTTTGAACATCTCAAAGAACAAAGTAGGATATTTCCCAAAGTCAATGCGTCGTCTTTTGTACTCAACTCCATATAAGTTATTTTTAAAATCAATATGGGCGTATTTATTTTCCTCATTGTTGTTAATCAACTTCCCAAATGTTTCTTGAAGTGTGGGTTGAATGCGTTGCTCCATGGTTAATCCAAATTGTAAATCTTGATTTTTACGATTATTCATTTATACTTATAGCATAGATTATTTTCTACAATTAAACGCACTTTTAAAATTATTAGAGGACAAATAATATATAAGATATTGTATAAAATGTCGAAAGTAGCTCCGTCATCCGCACCAGCGTTGCTTAATATTAGGTCGATGCCGACCAATACTGCATTACAATTTTCAACAGACATCACTGACCCAGTGGTTTTTAATCAAGATTTTTGTCGATTTGAACTACAACCCAAGGGATTTTTGCACCCCAACTCCCAGATTGTTTTATCTGTAAAACATGATGGAGCAACTCGTGCCTTTCCCTATGTCAATGTGGGTATATTTTCACTCATTCAAAGAGCTGTCCTTAAAACTTCAACTGGGCGTACCATATGCTCGACCGAAGACCTAAATCAGTTAATGGGATGTGAGAGTATGCTTGTATCTAACTCTGCTAATAAGGAGCGTGAGCAGTACAAAACTGGTCGCCAAGTTGCTTACAAGAGCGTCTATAAGGTTGGAGCCAATGACCGAGTAGCTCAAACAGATGCTCTTGGATATAGTTTAGATAATGGTAAAGAATACAACGAAGATGGCACCAATGGGCGAGGTGGTGGCGTCCCCAATCACGAAGTCGGCACATCTGTCCAAGATGCTCTTTTAAGTGAAAAAGAAAGCACATTTGCTGTCTCTTTAAATGAGCTCTTTCCCTATCTTAAATCTGGCAACCAGCTACCTTTATATATGATGCCATCTGTCCTTATTGAATTATACTGGCAACCAGTAGCAACCAAGGGCACTCGTCTCTCGGCACCCAAAGCGGCTTCTAATGTCCAATGGGAGATTAAGCGTCCCCAGATATTCGCTGATTATCTATTTTATGGAGGTGATTTCATGGAGGAGTACAAACAGAAAAATAGCAATCTACGATTTAACTATGTAGATTATCGACTATCAAAGAACTCACAGACCCAAGCACAAGCCGCATCATCTGTAAGAAATATTGGTGGCAATGGTATGGTTGTCTCCAAGGTGATTGCTGGATATGAACACGCACACGCTGACCCTCACAAACATTTAATCGGTATCTACAATGCAAAGGCACCAACTTTGGATGGAGAACAGCGTAGAGAACTAAAATCCAATCTATTTGTCAATAGTCGGTTTCTCTATCCTCAAACAGTTAGCAATCCAGCAACTCATTTTCACCACCTTATTGGGTCGCAAGGCTCACCAACATTCGTATCAAGAGACCACTATTCTGGTGAAGGTGGTGGTTTCTCTGCTGTCAATATTGGTAAATATGAAAGTAAAGAACCATCCACAGACCTTCGAGGCACACAGTTTTGGCAAGGACACAAACTCCTTGGAGTGGATAGGGTTGATAGTCGTGGTATTGAGCTTCACATGGATATGCCCACGGCTGATAGCGTACATACGCAGAGAGCATGGCTCGAAGTCCTCCGCTATGCTACTCTTGTTGATGGTGAGTTTAATTGTTATTTCGCATAAAAAGTCCAGATTGACACAAATACTCTATAATATTGGTGGCAATGAGGACTTCTCAACAACCAGATGACAATCTGGATTTATTTTCTATGTGAGAATATATATAATGTTTAAGTGCTGGTGTTGTTGGATTTTTGGATGTTGTCATCGTGAAGACAATTAAGTTGATTTTCTAACCTTTTTTTTATTATATCATATTATATAAATAATATGAGCGAATACGCAGATATCAAGCTTGTAGAATGTAATAGGCAACAATCAATACAAGGTACATCTGGCAATGATACCCAACCAGCTCAATTCACTTGTCGTCTTGGTAATACAATCCAATTGAAAGCTGGTGATACAGTAGAGGTGTTAAATGCTTTTGTGAGTGAAGATGGTGCTGGGGGTGATACCATCGAATTGAAAGGAGAAAGTATCAAGGATGGATTTGCTAATCCAATTAAACAAACATATGAAAATACACGATTAGAGATAGAGTATTTTGATGAAGAAAACATGAAACTGACTTTTGACAATCCATTACATAGAACCAATATCCGTGTGGTAGATGCTAATGGTCAGCCAAAAAACGATATAATTACGAAGGAGATAAAAGACAATGAACTTAACTTTGAACAATCATACTATATAACTGCAAATGGTGAAAATTACTACTCCTATCCAAGGTCTTGGCTTTGGAACCTAAATGATGATGCCCCAGCTTTTAAGAATGATTTTACAGAACTATATGAAACAGATGATGCCCCATACAAAGTCAGTAATCCACAGCGTGATGGGTCTGGTATGAATTATGGTGCTCCATTAAAAGAGAGCCTCATAGCAAATTGCGACTACTTCTTATCAGCCGTTGATGGAAGTGCTGGAACTCCGCCGAGTGTTGAGCTACCCAGAACCTTTTTTTACAAACCCATCATTGATAATGAAAGATATACTTGTTTTTGTAAAACAGCATCAATAAGTGATTGGGACAATGGTAATATAGTTAATCCATTTAATAAAGATTGTCATACATTCAATCCAATCCTCAATGATTTTGTCGAATATAAAGAATTAAAAACAATCACAATCCCAGCTGGTCATATAACACAAAATGGGATGGCAGAACAATTTACACAACAACTCCAAAAAGCATATGAATATGATGAAGTCAATAAAAGGGAATTAATACAACCACAGACTTTTGAGAGTTATGATGGACACGGAACTGGTACGATACCCAATGGGAATACAATTCTCCCCTACACATTTACACCCACAACCGATTTTAATATCAAAAATCCCACATTAACAAGTTTCTCAACAGAGACCTATAAACCTTTTGAAGGGTGGGCACCAGTAGCCTCTCATAGCTCTGCCCATTTCACTATATATGGCAAAATAAATCCTACTAACATAAGGGCAAATATGTATGATTATTTTAACACAACAGCTGGACAGAAAGACACTGGTATCCTTGCGTCTAAATGGTTTATGCAATCCCAATGGATTTATGTAAAGAGACCAGAACTCTTTAAGGCTGGGCGGAAATGTAATACATATATGGGATGTAGGGTAGATGCCGTTAGCACATTTCAAGTAATAACCAATCAAATTACAGACGAAAACCAAACCATTGGCTCAACAACATCTCCTATCACGGATACTTATGAGACAAACATACCTTGGACACCAGAAAACCTTGCCACATTTAGAGACCTATTTATCGAACAAGCTAAATACTACAAAGACCTCATTGAGGATAAGATGGGTAAAAATAGAACTACCGACATTGGAAAACCAGTATTTAGTGATTTATATGATGAGGCACGATTTCTACATGCTTCTCGAATGGATTTAGACCCAGCAGAGAGTAGTGTGTATGGAAGAATACAAGACCCAGACCAAACCAAAGTCCCTTATCCATTTGGAATATCTGGATTGGGTAGTGATGGATATAGAGCCACAGCATTCACCGATGAGAAATACCTATCTACCCCAGTGTTTTTTGCATATCAAACAAATAATGCGAATAAGCTTACCAGTGGAGATGACCCAGAGGATTTATGCTATGGTGCTATGTTTCGTAAAAGACACGCTGATGGTACATCCACGATTACATTTAGGAATGACCTAATCAAAAACCTCGATTTCAACCTTTTTGACAACATTACCGCTGTTGGTGGTGTTAAAACCATGGTTGCGAATAAGAGATGTATTGGTTGGGATTGGCATTCAAGGTCATATGGTAATGTTATCCTCGGTGGGACTTCTGGATATCTAAATCAAAATACTACTGGGGATTATTTCTATGGAAAAAATAGTGTAGTGCCATCTACTGGGGCGACACCAACCAATGCAGACAATGTATTTGCCAATAGGTTTTCATCAATCTCTCAATTTAATATATTAAGATATGTTGGAGCCAACAATCCCTCTCTAAACTTTGACCCAGTTAGCGGAACATTTGGATGGAAGGGATTACATACAGCAGAGAATACTGGTCAAAAAGATTTGGCTGGTAGTGAGCATACCCAAACTATACAACATCCAGCCACAGAAGGAAGTGCTGGATGGACTGAAACAATAACCACTGGCGTACCTCTAAATCCACAAGCACCAACAGAAGTGTATAAAATCAATAAACGATTGAAATATAATTGTTATTGTGTAGATGCTCGTCCCTACGGTTTAAATGTCAAAGGTAAGTTGTCGCAAGTTAAGAACATTACAAGAACTTTGGATGCTTTTGATACAGAACTATCGCCACCAAACTTAAATATGAAATCTGGTGCTATTTTCGATAGTCATTGTGGTATTTATATGAACCTTGCTAATGCTTGTCCAAAAAAATACTGGGGGCAATCCTTAATCGGTATCCTTGGATTTACATGGGAACAATATAATCCAGAAGTCATCAATCATACCAATAATCGATTACAACGAATAGACAACAACAATCTATTTTCATTACCATTAGCCACAACTAACTCCCAAGTAGTATCTACGGATATAAAACAATATCCAATGAATATTTGGGGTGGCATTACTTATTCAACACAAGTATCATTGCCTATGGTCATACCCATAGATACAATTGAGGATACAACTGCAAAATCAGTCTATTATCGGTCAGCAATTGTAGAACAAACAGAGAGTATAGTATTGAGAGCCCAAGGAATACCCAAGCTTATGTCTCGTCCGTATTATACAATCCGTACTGATTTACTTGATACTGCCGAATATACTGGTGGATTATCTGGCGGACTAAAATTACCCATAATTGGTTTGGTCGATAAGATGGATGGTGCTGGGTCATATTATTTCACAGAGGCTGGTGGTATGGCATTCACTATTACTCATGATAGGTCTATTAGTAGTATTACAACCAGCATCCATGACCCAAATGGAACACTCGCAAGAGTTGATGAAACATCTGCCGTCATCTATAAGATTAGTAGGACAATGAATACATCACGATTTAATATTCTTCAACAAATATTGGATGAAGAACAGCAACCAAAGAAAAAATCTTAAAAAGTCCAGATTGACACAAAATCTCTATAATATGATTGGCAATCGAGACTTATGAAAATGACACAATGAATGTCCCAGATTTAACTTCTAATTTTTGACTATATGTCTTCTTTAAGTTTTCTCTTATCTCCAACTCTCTCTTGGTTTGTTTCGATAGAATTGGTATAAACTTATCCGTTGTTTTTGGGTCTTTATTTAATTCACGACACATACGGCGAACACTTGGGATATCCCCAGCATGTAATAAAGATTTAGCCAATTCATGTATTTCATCAAGTGATGTAAAGCTGGAACCATTCACAAAATAACCACTCTTGATATATTGTTGGATTTTACGACAATTGAGTATGACCTCATTTTTCTGTTTAATAGTCAATCGTTTTTTTGGATTACAAGTAGAGAGAAAGTCTTTCAAATCAATGAAGTTATAGAATACATATCTATCCAACTCTGGTTTGATTGTATCCATATTTTGTAATTCAGTAGTAAGTTTCGAAACCAATTGAGTTTTTTTCATTGTTTCTGGTTTATCTATATCTATCTCAAATGTTTTGATGATATCGCATAACTCTTTCTTTGAATGGGATTTGTGTATCATTATTATTATATTTATAGCAAATAAAAAAAATATATGTTATAGACATAAAGATGGTAAAAGTCCCAGAAGGAGAACTCAAAGCACCAGAGATACGGCGGATGATTAAAGCACATAATAAGCTTATGAGTATAACAATACCCAAAGGTACAGACAGAGCTGGATTGATTAAACTGGTAGAAAAGAATGGATACAAAATAGACCATAAAGCAAAGAAGTTTGTACCATCGGTGAAGATGAAGCGTAAGCCCACAGTAAAACTACCACCAGCACCTCCAAAGAAAACCAAGGAGGAGAAAGAGAAAGCAAAAAAGGAAAGGGTCATCAAAAAGAAAGCAAAGGATGAAGAAGCATACCAGAGAGTTAAAGGGAAGGTTGATGCAGTTAAGAAGATAGGTGAGAAGCGTAAGGCTCGATTATCGAAGGTGCCAAAGGGTAGTCATCGAATGCCAGATGGAACTATCATGAAAGATAAGGATATGCCTAAAAATAAAAAGAAGTATTAATCACAAAAAAGCGAGAATATTAAATCCTCTGGAACTCGGTATCTATCCAATTGTGTTGTCTCATTATTTGTTGTCTTATTTATATTCTTATATCCCTTGTATTTCTTTCTCAATTCAGCGGTATTCACTCGAATAAGTTTGCCATCATCCATAACAGTTTTTGATGTACCCATCCTTGCCTTGTGTAAGTTTTGTCTTTTTTGTTTAGTATTAGCCAATACTTTTTTACCATCAACCATTTCATAACCATTACCTAATACTTTCTTATGTTGTTTAGTATCAACCATATTACCACAAGTGCCACTGCCATCACATAGTTTATTGTTAAAGTCTTTCTTATTAGTCCATATGCGTGTCCTCTTTTTGTATCCCCAATCACTATACATACAATAATCTACATCATAGAAAGGTATATCTTTCATGAAGGGTCTATCCTTCAATCTCCCACTCTGTGGATTTTCTATAAACCAATACTCACAATCAAAATAGTCTATTATCTCCAATGTCTTCTGTACTAATTTATCAGCATCATTCATATTTTTGTCCATAATTTCTTTGGTATATATTTGTCCATTACGCATCCTACCAATCCAACAATTTTGTAATCGTGAGTATTGAGTGCAAGGTGGTGAAGCCCATACAATATCAAACTCATTTTTGGGATATTGTTTATAGTCAAAATCCATGATATCACATTTGTGGTCAGCTGGTAGTATCATATCAACACTTATACTATCCCAACCCAAAGCATCACAACATTTACCCACAGACCTTGTCCCAGAAAACAACTCGAGCACCTTTACCATTTTTATATATAAGATATTTTTTTTATTTATATAAATCGAGCGTATGAGTTTAAAGATATATTATATATTAGTAAGTATATGAAACAAAATAATATGTACAATCTATATCTACATCATGGTGATTATACAATGGGTAAATACAAAGTAAGAGGAGATGATATGGATAAAGTCTATCAATGCTTTGGTGCCAAGATTATTCGTCAAGGATTTGAGTATGGTGTATCGATACCACAACAAATAAAAAAGTATCAATCCTTTATGAAAGCTATACAGAAACAGAAAGAGAATTGTGAGAAGATTAGAGCCAGTGATTTATATATGTACCTATCTTGCTATTGTGCTCTGTATAAGTTTCACGCAATTGAAGAAGACCATATGTTTTTAAAGATAAAGAAGCGTAAAAGACCTTAAATCTTATATTATACCCTCTTTTTATACAATATATAGTAAAAATACATATAAAAGTCTTAAATTATACTATAAAATACACTTAAAGAGACATAGATTTTAAAATCTATTCTTTAAATACCCAATATTTAAGCATAAAACAAGACTTTTACCATATATATAGGGTATATTAGGCATAATTTAAGACTTAAATACTCACATCGACTTATATTTAATAATTATTATATATTATATATAGTATATACAATGTATCAAACAATACACTTAATCAATAGCTTACCACTACCAAATGAAATTACAAATCATATCTTTATTAATTACAAATATGATTTACTTGAAAGAAAATATAAAGCAAGGTTAAATGAAACCATCAACCATTTACAATATTACATATGGTTAAACAAAAAACTTAATAAAAAAGATAATGCAGCACAATCGATTATCAAGACAATCAAAGAGTATGACTATTACTCACCATAGTATTTTATGAGACCAATACTTTGCTGTGTTCTTGTCATTTGCCTTTCCATGTCTATCGTAATATGCTTTGCGTCGTTTCTTATCTCCGTGGTCTAATGATGACCACTCACCTATCTTATCTTTGTAATGACCATATCGACTATCGCCAAAATGTATCTTCCTCACCTTACCATTCTTCATTACATAAACTGAATACTTTTTATTTTTTGCTTTACTCTTAAAAGGTTTGTACAGTATCTTTTTTCCATCCTTTGTTAATGGCATTATATTATATATCACTTCTTTTTTTTCTTCATGTGTTTTTCCCACAAATCTTTATCAGCGGTTGATTGAGTTTTACCTCCCATAACAAAACTATACACACGAGCTTGTCCCCATTGCTCGGCAGTCATCTTACCTTTTAAAGATTTACCACCCACCTTCTTACCATCTAATCGACGCACGGATGCTGGATTTGTTTTTCTCGCACCAACACCTCTATCAAATACCTTCTGTAATATTGATTTAGATACACCAGTATCCTTTGATATCTCTTGAAGACTATGTCCCTCTTTAAGTTTATAGCCATATTTCTTATTATACTTCTCTTTGTTTGTTCTCATATATAGTTAGTTATATTTTAGCTCAACATCGTCTAACTCAAAAAAACCATTCCCACACGGATTGACTTGGTATTGTTCTTCTACCAAATCACTTGTACTACATTCACTCTCATTCTCAACCTCTTCATCACTTGATATTGCAAACTCATAAGGTGGGTCTTCCTCTTCTTCCTTTAAATACTCCAATGCTTGGTTGAATAGGTCTGGTCGCCCAATCTTATTCATCAATTGTTTTACTTCATCCTCATTATCGACAATGTTTAGATATTCACTTACTCCAAGTTGTTCTAACATGTAATTGATTTGAGCCAAACTTTCCATTATATACCTTAACATATATTTTATTTTTGGCATAAAAACTTACGCATCCAATTGATGAAGTCCAGATTGCCAATCATATTATAGAGTTTTTGTGTCAATCGAGACTTTTTACTGGACAACTTGGATACCATTTGGATTATATACAAGGGTTTGCTCACTATTGACAAAGATAAATGCAGACACAGTATCACCATCACTGGCATCCATCTTCAATGTAAGTCCCCAGTTCTGTTGGGTGAAATCACTTCCAGAGCCACCCAAACTATCATAATTTACACCCAGACCCCATACCAAACCACCATCTGGGATTTTGGTACTATCCATCGATGCTCCACCGTGTGCCGTCATCCAATCACGATTGGCATTGGCTACTGATATAGCAGTCGCACGATTATTCACATATGGCACAACTGAATTGATATAATCCCTAATAATTTCTGGGTCGCATACTTGGGTTGATGCTGTATCACGCACATTTGCTATGATGGGATAATGTTTGGGATACATCGTACCACCCTTTAACCAAGCAACTTCTGTGATGTTCGCAATTTCACCAGCATTGGGTGCTACGCCAAGAGTTGGCATAAGAGTTGCTAATCCATCAAAGGACATATTCGCCAGTCTATCACTCTTGATGAAATTGACAAATGCCGACCTCACACGAGATAATCCAAGATTAAAGTTGGTTGATGGAGATGACGAGGCAATCGTATCATAGTAGGATGAAATCGATTGAAACGAAATTGAGCCAGATGGTTGTTTCATTAGTTGGGATAATTGGTCTGGGCTTGGGTCTCTCACTTCCATCACAAGATGTGGGTTCTCAATCTCATACCATGTTTCAGCATTGACTGTTCCACCAGTTGAATAGAAAAACTGACTATCACTTTCCAGTTGTACAGCTAACTGCAATCCACCAATACCAAACTTGGAGCTCAATGGGATAAGTCCAGAGGTAAGAAGTCCAGTGGGTAAAGGAGCAGAGAAGGCAATAGATGTATCAGCACCCTTATCAGCCAGATTGGTTTTCTGTTCCAAATAATTGGATGAAGATAATACACTTTGAGACTGATGTCCAGTTAAATCTTGGACACTCGATGTAAGTGAAATATAGGTGCTCATAAATCGATTAAAGTTTCTCACTTGTTCTATTGTGGTCTGGTGGCGAAGAGACCGAGCCGTAATCGTATTCATGAAACCATAAACACCTAAACGCTCATTGATACTCATTTCAGTGGCACCCAGTCCAACAGATTTATCATAAGCACCATAGCAACGAAGTTTGCCACAAAGACGCACACTTGTTGGTACGAGCATACTATCCATTTCTGGTATCTCGAAGACAAGTTCGCTGACACCAGCACGAAATGACATAAGCTTATCACTGGGAGCATTTGCACAAGCAATCTCTAAAAATCTTCCACTACTCATTTTATATAATTACTATATATATAAAATTAGTCTTAAAAATAAAACACAAAAAATCTATAAAAATCCACATTGCCACAAAATCACTATAATATGATTGTCAATCTGGACTTCTTAATTGAGGACAGTAATGCCATCATTTTTAATTGAAATTGTCTTAATGTGATAGACAAAGTTTTTCCATAGAGTGTTTCTTTCTGGGGCTCCATTATTGGATGACCCACCAACTTGGGCACCGCCAGATGTCTCTTCATAACGGAGTAGAAGTCTTGTATCAACTCCACGACCATCATAAACAGTATTAGCATCCATCGCCAAAACTCTACCAATACAGAAGTTCTTACGATACGAAGCAAAGGACATGGGTTCGTGTCCAGCACCCAAAAGACTTTTTTCAAGTTCGAGGATTTGCGTCCCATCAATACCGCCATTTTTGGAGGATGACTTGGAGCATTGGACAGCTCGTGTAGGGACTAATTGACCATTGAGTTGAAAGTTGTATGATGTTAAGAAATTACCCATACCTATAAGTCCAGTTTGGTCGCTTCTAATTCTAATATCATCAGCAAGTGTTGCCTCACCTAATGGGTCATCATCACCCCCCCAATTGTAAGTGCCTTTACTATTGGCATTGTCGCTACATGATACAATCGTGGCATCAGTGGGGACACAAATGATTGATTTTGCTTTGGCGTGTTCAATGTTAATATTGATAGTTGCTTGTCTATCCGTTTTAAGAATAGAGTTCTTGTGGCACTGGACACATGGGAGGTCAAACTCGATTGCTCCACCTTGTTTCATTTTAGACATCATACCTTGTTCATATTGCTGTCCAACATCAACCTTATGGACAATCATTTTGACATCGCTAATCGTAAGTGAGGGCGACCATACAGTTGTGGGTGCCGTCTTGGGGTCAAGCGAGTTGCTGACCCAATGATAGTCTGCTGAATGTTCAACTGGGTCTGGTGATACCAGAGTGATACCAGCAGAGGTTGTAATCTTCCAACCAGTTGCTACACTGGCAATAGCACTTATGACCATAGCCGCATCTGTCTCTACCTTTGTACCATCGTGTTTGACCAAACCGATTTCTTCACCTACAATAAAGGGACAGACTTGGGCATTGATTTGGACATTCTTATGAGTGCAGAAAAACTCTGTTGTGGCACCATCAGAAACTGCCCAAGATGTGCCGTGAGTACCAGCACCACCAAACTGCGGACAATTTAAGAGAGACCGAGATTGGCAAACAGTGTCAAGAGTTCTAAATACTTGACGACTTGGGGCAGTAGTTAAAGAAATATAGACACCATCCGTTAGCACATTTGGGAATGCTTTTGAGTTATTCGCAAATACTCCCATATGAAGTGGGAGTTCTACATGAGCCTTGATGAAAGTACCAGCATTTGAGAAAGCCGTATCATCATCAATCGAGCCAACCGCTTCACCATCTCCTCGCTTTTTAAAGTAGGGGTTGGTAAGACAATTGGATTGATGAGATTGGACTGTACCCATTGTGCCACGGCAAGTTGGTATCCAAGCACCACATCCTTCAACAAGTGCTCGTTTTGCTCGTAATGTGTCATTAGTTTCATATGAATACTTGACTGCTACATGAGTATTGTAGTCATCTGTCTCCTCTAAAAGTTGGGCACGATTACCAGCAAAAATCTGCACTTTCGAGAATAAAGATTGACCGCCAATAAGACTATCTAACATAAGACGAGTGGGTCGCCATCCACCATTTGTATCTGTGGCAAGTTCTACATCAAAGGATAAAAGACTATCTTTGCCAGAAAAATACTTGATAGAGGGAGGGATATAGATGCCAATTTCTTGACCATCCATGGAAAACTCCAAACCATTCTCCGCACTAATTTCAACATCTGTTTGGTCAAGCGTAATTTTACCACCAGCTCTCCAATAACTACTCATTATTTTATACTTACTTTAATATAAAAATAATAGAAAACAAAACTTAAAAAATAAATTACCAAAACCAACCCTTGGTTTCTTCGATAGTATCCGTGTTTTTATCCTCTTTTTCTTTGAGTTTTTCTTTGATATAAGCCAAATCCTCGCGGATGGTTGATGTGTCCCTTTTCATTTCTTGGATTTTTACTTTAATCTCTTTGATTAGGACTTGATTAGAGGGTTTGTCCGTCTTGTCTGGCATATATATCTAATTAGATTTTATTTTGTAATAAAAAATCATATATTTATATATGATATAATGGAATTGAATAAGTTTAGTCTTGACCAAGCTGGAGGTTTTGTCGTACTATGCTTGGGAGCCGTAGGGGGTTTGTTAAGTATAATCCTAAAAAGCCGGTGTGAATGCGACTTAAACCTTTGTTATATTTGGAGATGCCATCGAAAGCCACCACCAGACCCACTACCAGAAGATGATAAAGATAATAAGGAAGGGGAGGAGAAGGAGGAGGAGATTGTACCTAATCAAAAGCCACCACAATCTTCGGCAATTCAATCGCCTCCTCAACCTTAAAACCTCTTGATTTTAAGAGTTCAACTCTGTCTGGGTGTTTTTCATGAAATGAATTGAGGTTGTTATTTTTCTTGTAATAGTAGAAACTTGACCTTGCTTTGTGAAAGTCTTTATTGTCTTGATATAGTTGTTTATTTTTATCGCTATTTGCCTTATAGTGCTCTTTGGCTCTTACTCTTGCTCTTTCTTTGAGTGTTTCATCAAGTTTGTACTTGGTATGATAGTTGAGATATTCACGCTCACGCTTCTTCTTATACATTGCAACAATATGGTTGATTTCAGTTTCGTCCATTGTCATTTTATATACTTATACATAGATAATGTTTAAGTATATATTGTTGTTTAATTTTCTCGATATTTAAAAATCCACATTGCCACAAAATCACTATAATATGATTGGCAATCTGGACTTGTGGAGAGACAATGGAGAGGCAACCAATTTTTGTGGCATTTTGGATTTCTACAAATCTTAAATTGTGTGGTCAATACTTAAAGATTTGGATTTATTATATTTATATAAGTATAGAGTAGAATGAGTGAAGTTGTAAAAATGAGCCCCAAAAATAATTTCACTAACAATGATATGAAGTTGGCAACCTTTCGATTGAAGTATAACTCCAAAAATCCATCAAGTGAATGGATTAAAAGTAATCTACCAACATACGCACGGAAAAGAAAACTATCCAAGTTGGAGATGCTCAAAGATGAATACAACAATTTTGGAGTGATTTGCGGTAAAGCCAATGACCTTACCATTGTTGATTTAGATTTTTATGACCATGGAAATGAAAAGTTTGACCCAAGGATGTCTGTATTTCACAGCGTCTTTGGTGATGATTTTGTAAAACGATTTGACACATTCACTGTTAAGACTGGTAGTGGTGGGTACCATCTCTATTTTAAGTACATCCAAAAAATTAAACAGACAAGTGATAGAACATCAAGCATTGATATTCGAAATGATGGTGGATATGTAGTAGCACCTTACTCCAATATCAATGACAAAAGATACACTGTTGAAAACATGGCAGACATCAAGCCAATGCCACAAGAATTGGTTGATTGGCTCCTTGAAAATATCTATCCAGTATCCAAGAAAAAACCCAGAAACCCAAAGGTAAAGGTCAAGAAGGTTAATCCAGAGACCAATGTTGAGGAGGAGGTTGAAGTAGATGAAGATGACATTGACCTTGGTGTCTATAAGTTTGCTG